CTGCCACTTATAAGTGAAGGTATGTTAACAGTATCACTACCTCCACATAAACCCGTACTACCTATTATATCATCAGTACTGTCTGTTATATTGTATAGTTTTGCGGTATGATGGTTAGTTTTATATGCAGGGGCAGATGCTTCAATTACATATTTACCAGCCGTTAATGTAAACTGATTAGTAGCTAATGTTACAATCTCAGAATCGCCCTCTACGGTATTAAGTGTTCTTGTTTGCCATGAGCCTGATGTAAATGTCCCACCCTGTGTCCCACTTGTCTGAACGTCTTTAATAAAAGCCACCTTTTGCACGGGTACGGCTGCTAGGAAGGTTGCTTCTACGGGTGTAGCTACTATAGAGAAGCTTGTGGTGTCTGCGTTGGTCATAGTATCGCCACCTGCATACATAACTACATAATCCCCAACTTCCAAAAGCGTACTAATAGTTCCATTTGCCGGATTGGCAGCATCCCCTCTTTGTTTTATTCTAGCTTTTAAAACATCGGATGAGTTATATACTCTAGGTTCTACGCTATGTCCTCCGGCTGTCCTTATTTGATTAGCGGTAGCTCTAATTATTGTCCTCTTTAGGGCAGTAAATCTAATATGATCCGTGCTTGTCACGCTAATTAAACTGCCTGATTCATTGACCAATTCGTTTGGTAGGAGGATGAAGCTTGAACCATTAAAAGATGTGAAACCATCATAATAAGCGACTTCCGTAGTTGCCGCCGCTGGAGTTACTACGTGCTCGGTGGTCTGACCATAATCCGAGCCTTGCCTCATCATATATACGGAAAAATCTTTATCTGATGCTGCGACACCCGTCTCACCAGTAGTAACTTCTACCGATAAAACATAACCACCAGAGTTAATTATAGTAGTGTCGTCAACACCCTCGTCATTAAGCGTGTTTTCACAAGTTATCTGGATTGCTGGGAACAATGTGTCCGTAAACACCCCGCTATTAAAAGTTAATTTAACTCTCCCCGCACTAATTCTACTCACTGAAGATATGGCGTTATTCCCATGATCATCCTCACCACCTTGTGAGACAATAGACGCGGTTCCATTGTTAGCAATTCTAGCACTAAAGACATTCTCTCTAGCGAAATTCTTATAAACAAATGGGTCTAGAGATAATTCAATATCATCAACAATAAGTACTTTAGCTGAATTACCCGTAACAACTTGAAAGCCATATCTAATACCAGTTGTACCCGCTGGAATAAAGAAAGAAGTAGTAAATCTAGTTGCATTTGACGCAGCCTTTAAGTATTCAATACTTGACGTTAATTCAGTATCATCCTGATCTAATGCGAAGAATCTAATATCATCATCATCTCCATTATATGTATAGTAAAAAGAAACACCTGTATCATTTCCAGCTTGTTTTAAATCAACAGCAATATCTGCATCTTGTAGGAAGAAGTCATTTGCAGACGTACTACCCATGGTATACTTTAAAGACGCATCTGCACTAAAAGGTGCGGAAGTCTCATCGGCTAATGTACCGTCCAGTGTACCAGTTCCAGCAGCATCCACAGTAGCAGCATTACCTGTAGTAAAATCGCTTGCACCATTTGACTCAAAATCCTCAGTATGGAATACATCTAAACCTCCACCACCGGAACCTACCGCTAACCAAGCGACACTCGTAGAGGAGTATCTCCATAGTCCAGCCGCTCTAACGGTCCCATCTGACATATATAATTGTCCATCTACCGGACTAGTTGGATCAGCACTTAATGGCTTTAAACCTAAGCCTTGTGCGAAAAAGTTTACTTTAGACATTTACATTCCTTATAATTTGTTGTATTTCTTCTCTAAAGGAGACTAATAGCAAGAATAATGCCATTAAAGCTCCCATAATACACGTTCTATTTAATTTGTCAATCACTTCAAGTTTAATAAATTCGATCTGATCCTCTAAGTCATGGAAATCACTATAGGATGGCTGATTAATAACCTCAATCTCTTTAACTAACTGCAAAGTAGAGCTTAATTCACTCTTCTGTGACCCTATTTGAATACGTTTATCAAGTAATTCCCATTTCTCAATAGGTACACCTTTAGGTATTCTAGGGTTAACCAGTACTCTACCTATATTACGTAATTTCTCTATATCTATATCAGATGGATTTATAAACACCCTAGGTATTTTACCTTCCTCAAATAGAATTACTTTAGTTTTCTTACTCTTACTATTAGACACTTGTAATAACTCCGTCGTCTAGATTCTTACAATCCAGATCATTGTCTCCAACATTATCTACTACCTTTACTAGATTATCTGAAGTATTGTCTCCGAACCACCAAGATGATCTACACCCTGATATGGCTGTAGGGTCTGAATAAGAACCACTATTATATAAACTTGTAACCTCAGCACTTGATAGGGCTTTATTGTAGATAGATACCTCTTTAACTGACCCATTAAAATAGTTAGCTGGAATCCCTGTTCTACTAAATAGACCTAAGATTGAATCAGCTATCTCTGTATTAACTACACTGGGAATAGTACCAGAAGCACTAGCGGTAGCATCAGAACCATCAACATAAATTTTAGCCCTAGCGATGTCAGTACCTAATGAACCATCATAAACCAGACATATATGGTAATCTTTGTCTGACCTAGTTGGACTAGCTATGGTATAAGCCCCATCAACTTGGAATCTAAACTGGGAGTTAAGCCAAGTCATTTCAACTTTTCCCGTACCTGTTCCTGCGAAAAGGGAAAACATAATACAGGTATCCGTCGCACTCATATCGAAATTAACTATAATGTTTATAGAGAACGCTGTAGAGCCTGATATACCTAGACTCTCCCCTGTAGTAGTAGGGCTTTCAAAGTAATCATCTACATTATCTAATGTATACTGCTTTGCTGTAGCCCAATCAGGAGCATCATATAGAGGGAGCTTTGCCCTTTTAATTGAACCGTCTGAGTACTTTAATTTAAAATTTAATGTATCAGCACTCTCATCTATATAGTACTGTACTGTATTAGTTGACATACTGGATGCAACAGGTGTAGAGGCTGAACCTACTAGATCACTCATTACAGTCTTAGTGGCAGGTCCAGCTCCCGCTAGAGCCACGCTATTCACTATCATTTTATAATTGGTAGACGTATCTACTAATATATCTGATCCAGATACACCTGTAATAGTCCCTGATATAGTTGAATTATATATCCCAGTAGGTTTAATATATGACACCGGAGATGAAGCAGCTAATGTAATACCACCTGATATTTCACAGGAGTTAATATAATTATAAGAATTTATATCTAATAGCCCGTCAAACTCACAATTCTTAGCAGATACTATAACCGCGTTTATACCCATTACGAAGGTACCGTCAAAGAAGCACCCCTCTAAGTACATATTAGCTTGAGTTGATGCTATAGAGGCACCCTTAGCCATATTCCCTTTAACTTTTACGTTCTGCATCCACAGCTCTGCTACTGCTGGAGTAGCTACTCCTTTATCTATTGTAAAATTACCACTAATCTTACACGCAGTAGTTACCGCAGGATGAGTAGACGTTGCATTACCTTGTCCAATCACACCTATAACTAGTGAGGGACGTAAACTTAAAGGCAGAGTAGTATCTCCAGTCTCCCATAGTACATTTCTAGCCGTAGTAGAGTCCTTATATGTCTGAGCATCATCCCCAATATTAAATGGTCCTAGTCCAATTATGGCTAACACCCCACCTGATATGGTAATGTCCTCATCAAAGGCTGAATCGGCAGCTACAATAATGGTCTTTCTTTCAGAATCTCCTAGAGACTCTGCTGCATCAATAGCTGCTTGAAGTGATGTGTACGGAGCCAGTAGAGAACCGTCCCCCGATGCACTTGCATTTGAATCCGCATAGAAAGTATTAGCACCATTTGAAGTAGCTATAATTAGGTCAATAGTATCAGTAGTAGAGTTACCTGTGACAGTAACAGAAGCGTCTGAAGATGTAAGCGTTAATGTATCTGTCGCAGAGTCAGCCGTTGGACTTGTACCTGCATCTGTCTGCATAATAGAAAATGAATTAGTGGCTCCACCACCACCAGCAGAGGAGCCTTTAAAAAAACCCGAGGCTGCAATCTCCCCAGTTGAACCTGCTGCGACTGTGAAGTTAAATCTTACGTAGTCGTATGATCCAATGTCAATCTCATCAGTATCTCCACCAGAGGTTAAAGTCCCTAGAGCATCCCATGTATCACTATTCTCAATTCTACCTTGAATGGTAAGTGTACCGGAAGATGTAAACGTAGTAGCAACTCTAAGTGCGTTCTCACCATGAACCTGATACTCAGCATCACCTATAACACCTGATGTAGCTGCATGATTTATCTTGGTAAAGAGCTTATCCTTACCGAATTTTCTTCTATTACCTGCCATTATTTAATTACCTTTTGCGTAAGTTCATTTATAATACCTTGTAGGGAGTCTACCTTTATATTATAGTGATATGTTGTTGCGGCTAGAACTAGGACTAATGTGATAAATACAGACACAAGTAACTTAGCCTTACTCTTTTTATGTTTAGGTTTCTTCTTCTTATTCTCAAATGTGTCTAGTCGTCTGTCTAATCCTTTAGCTGTTTCCTTTACTCTAATGAATATAACATAAGGAATAGCTAATAGGAGTATAAGTAAATACAAGGGAGATAGTAGTAATTTTCTCATTATAAATCCTCCTTCCATACTAGGGAGGCGGTTACGTTAGAAGCGGCTCCTGATACAACCTTAGCGTATATTGTTATAGTTTCATTGGCATAGAAATCTATCTTCAAGTCCTTTAAAGAAACCTCTGTGGCTCCTGTAGCACCTATTTGAGTCTCGTATATAGCATGAGCACCACTAGCACCATTCAGGGAATCAGCATGATCAACCACATCATATATTACAATAGAATCTGTTTCATCATGGTACGTATAGTTAGTCTCCCCTAAAGTTGCGTTTTTAGCCATTTTTATTACAACTTCCTTAGATGAGTCTGTAGAGATTATTAGTCTCTGTAGGACAACTCTACCTAGCATGGCTTTACTTGAAAAAGACTCTAATGCCTTTAAAGTTAGTACTGCTTCAAAAGATGAACTTACAGAGGTATTTTCATTGGACTGTGCGTGAGACTCTGATTCAATACTAGATACACCTTCTATAAATGTACCTGCACTTCCTCCTTGAACAGTAATATCAGTGGTACTACCTAAAGAGGCGGCTGTCCACCCTACTTTTAATGCTCTGTTTGATATAGATGGTTTAATATTATTATTTTGATATTGAATGGTATGTACTCTTTTAAATAGACCACTCTCAGGGTCCATAATAAAAAAGCTTATGGGTCCGAACCCTAGGTAAGATACTTTAATCATGTATACATTACCCTTAGACGGATCAAATGTAATACTCTCTCCGTTCCAGTCTTCTTGGTTTATTGTTGATTGTGTCTTCGCGGCTCCTGCCGCTGTCTGAGCCAATGTACCTGTTACACCAGCACCAGAAAAAGAATATGTTCCAGTAGCAGAGGCTGCCGATCTATTTCTAAGAATAACTACATCGTCTACTTGTTCAGCATCCCATATAGACTGGTTAGCGGTCATCCATGCCTCAATCTCATAGGCATTATGAGCATTAGTTCCTGCTGTTAATGTAATATTATAAGCAACACTATTTAGAGTAAGTGTTAATGTACCACTGGTAGCCGCTGTAATGGTTAGTTTCTGTATTTCCTGTGCACCGTAGTTATCAAATAGAATACCAAACTGAGTACCTCTATATCCAAATGCTATTGTATCCTGTACGTTGAATAATCCTGCGAATTGTAGACTATTAGCTACTGCATTATCAGAATCAAATAGGGCTGTAAACCTGCCCATTAGACCTTGACCCTCTCTATATATGGTAGGCTTCTTAGTTCTAATAACACCGTACCCACCTATACTAGTACCTGTGGTACACGTAAACATGTTATCAGATGTGGTTACAGTCCCACCAGTAGCATTAAAAGTCTCTATTGTGGGAAGGAGTCCGTACTGGGCTGATATCTGACTAATAGGCTCCATACCTACTGTAATATTGTCTCCAAAGGAAGACCTAGTAGAAGGAGTACCTCTGTTAGATACATGTAGGCTATTAGAACCATCCAGTTCCTTTGAGCCTGTTACATTTTTGCAGTTATTATGTGTGTATAAATTACTAGCCATGTTATCCTTAAGGGTGAGCAGTTTATGGACTTACTCAGGTCGGGGAAAAGGAGGCGTTCTCCCCTTCTTACTTATTCTTTTTAGTAACGGTCAGATACATCTGATCCTGTAACTGAAATAAAACAAATAGCATCTTTATCCGTAGTACCATCAGTGGCATCTACAGTAGTAATTACAAACGTACCTGAGTTAGTTAATACAACAGAATCTACGATTGTATCAGCAGTACCACAAGTAACTTGAACTACGTAATCAGCAGAGGCAAAAGCCTCATCTAAAGTAATAGTCTTAATACCTGTAGCGGTATCAGCGATTGAGGCTTGAAGTGAATCAAGTCCAGATAGAGCCGTACCAGCAGCGTTTGCTGTAAAGTGTAATTGTCTTACGCTTCTTTGTTTTGATTTAATTGATCTTTTCATGCGAAATCTCCTGTAACCCTTGGGAGGGTTTGAAAGAGTGGGCTTTTACACCCACCCATTAAATTATACTTGTAAACCGTATAAGTAACCTTGAAAGTGTGGGTTAACGAAACTTTGTCCGTATCCACCGTAACGTGCTTCATAAGAATCACTTGCTTCTCTAAGGAAGACAGTACCATCTTCATCAAACCACTCAAATCCACCCGGACGTAGGTGAAGCTCTAGGTGATCATCATTTAAGAAATACATCTTGTCAGAGTCAATGAAACGTGAAGTAAGAACTGGAAGCTCCCCATCAGCACTCATGAAACTTAACGCAGAGAAAGAGAACTCGCCCTTACGTGAAGGAACATTATATCTCTTATGGTCTTCTAGAAGGTTAAGAAGTTTAATGTACTGGTGGTGATGGCAAAGAATCATTTTAGGTGAAGCACCTGATTGTCTCTTTACGTTAACAACAACATCATTCATTAAATCTGTACTTAGAGCAGCAGAAGAAGCATCTTTTTGGTATGCCTTCCATCTACGACCAACAGTAACTCCATAAAGAGAACCAGAAGTTGCAGAGATTGCACCTTGAACACCGATTAGCTCGTTGTCCTTAGAACCTTGCATATAAATCTTATCAGAAGCACCAAAAGCGGCTGGAGTACCAGTATCACCAATAACATCCATACGTGCTGAAGTACCAGTAAGACCGATAGTAGCTGTAGCATATCCATTAGCAACAGTTTCAGTAATAGATACAACTTCTAGAGCCGCAGTTACTTCACTGTTAATTTGAACAAGATCACCCTCTTCAAGACATGCAATTTCCGCTGGGAAATAGGTTGAAGCTTTATCTAGTTCGATTAGGTAAGGATCACCTGCTGAACCAACACCTGAACAGTTACTGTTTGTAGCAGCACCGGTTACTAAAGCACCGTTACCGTCAGCAGCACCACGTGTCAATTGTCTTTCTACGTTTCTGTTAAAAGACTCAGTAGCAATCTTAACTGGGAAGGCTGTCATTCTTACGAAAGAACCTTCGTCAGATTTAGCTGCTTTCATTGTCTCACGATCAATAGAAACTACAGCGTAGTTCTTCTTAGTTGTGATAGTCGCTTTACCAATCTTTGACTCAGAAGCAGTTGGAAGTGAACCAGCACCAACACCACCACCAATTGATTGAACAATAGCGATTTCTTTTTGAGAACCAACAAAGTCAGTTTTCTTTTTTAGTCTTCCGAATAGTGGGTTAGACTTATTAAATTGTTTTTCGATCAGTCTTTCGTACTTGACTTTCATCAGGTTCGATTCTGTCGATGAATCATATGTCCATGACATAATTTAACTCCTTAAAGTTATTTAACCCCAGATGTCCTCTAATATGGCATCTTCTTGTGAGGTTGTTTCTGTTTTTGGTTGTTTTACTTTATTAGGTTTAGACTGAGCAGAATCATTCTTCTTAATCCTATTTCCTAATTCGTTTCCTACTTTTGATGCTAATGCGGATTTCTCAGCACTTTTAACTAATTCAACTAAATCGTCTTGAGTAAAGTCTGGGTTTCTAAATGCTACATCCTGTAGGTAATTAAAAACGTCTGATCCTTGCTCATCAGAAAGGCTTACATTCGCAGCCCCGTAAGCTTCTTCCGCTTTGGTATAGGCTCTAGCATCCATAACAGTATCTGCTACGTATTTAGCGTCCATAACTAAGTTTGGGTTTTCTGCTCTAAGGGCTTGTTCATGCTCCGTTAAAAAGCTTAATGCTTGATTCCACTCAGAATCGTCAATTTCATGAGCTTCCCTTACGGAAGTAACCTCAGCGTTCAGTTCCTGTGCGGCTTGCTGCGCTTGAGTTTGCTCTCGCTCGGACTCAATAGATTGTTTTAAATATTCATTCTCTTCAGCAGTATACTCAGCGTTTAATTCCGTAGCACTCATGTTATACATGCGCTCGATTTCTGGCTGTAGTGCTTCTACTAATTGTCGCTTAATCTGATAAGGGGCTAATCCAGAGAACTCACCTAAGTAGTTCATTCCGGCTAAGGCTCCCTCTTCTCTCATTTTTGACGCAAAGGTGTTAACGTAGGAGTTAACCTCTTCTACTTCCTGCTGATAACCACGTTTCTCTGTGGCTAATTCATTAAATCTTTGTTGAATGGCTTTCTGACCAGAATAATCATTACCTAGTTCTTCAAGAGATACAAATTGATCCTCTCCGTCTACCTTGATTACTTTTCCAATATCACCATCTTCTGATGCAACTAATCCTTTTTCTTGGAGTTGCTCAGGGATTTCAAAACCTGCTTCCTCTGTAGCTTCAGAGTCAGCTTCTTCAGCTTCAGACTCTCCCACTTCTTCCTCAGTAGCCTCTGGCTTCTCACTATCAACTTTATCCTCAGCTTCAAGATCAGACTCTCCGCTCTCAGGGCTAGGGGCTTCATCGCTTCCGCTATCGCTAGGGCTACTATCTTCAGACCCTTCACTATTTTCTGTACTATCTTCACTAAATACCTCCGATGAGTATGATTCAGCATCATCCCATGAATCTAAACTTCCTTCTGATGATACTTCAATACCACCTACCTCATTATCAAATACTTGTTCTGCGAAGTTGTCTCCACCTGTCTCTTCATTACTCATTCTTGCTCCTCCGAACCAAATTCTTTACCGGGAATCATCCCACTTACTTGACCATCTTTATTTGCTTGTCCCTGTACTAGGGCTTGTTGGTGTTCTGCTGAAGCTGGAACCATAGAATCTCCATGATAATAAATTGGAAATAATGCTAGGGTGGCAAGCTTAGATTGAAATAAAGGATTTCTAGAAGCCTTGTCTAACATTAGCTTCTCATGTATTCTAACGTGATCCTCTAACTGTTTACGTAACTGTGGATCAGCGTCTTCCTTAATTGTTCTAGATTGTAGTTTTCTTACGTGACTATCCCAGTGTTGGATGTGGTCCTCAAAACGCTCTGGTGGAGCGGCAGGTCTACCTGCTAGGATATCCTCATTCTCTGAATCAGCCGCTTGAACAGCCATGGTACTTAGCGTAGCCATTTTCTCTGTATTCCCTAACTCTAACAACTCTTCCCATCTCTCTGGAGGGAATAGTGCAGGGTTTCTTTGCATGGCTTCAAGTACTCTTTGCATCTTAGCTGATTTCTGTTCAGGTAATCCTGAGCTTAGATCAAACCTAATGTCATAGTCTTTATTCAAATTAGCAGCGTCAAAGGCTTTAATTGAGAACTTATTATTCTCACCTACGATACGTACCAATCTCCCGTCATTAGGCTCATACTTATCACCAGTAATAGCGATAGTCATTTTGGCTAAATCCTTAACTAGGAATGTATGCTTTGAGATATCTGTTGTAGCTCTATCTGATTCTAATTCATTTAGAAATTGCAGAGCCGACGCGGCTGTAATGCCTTTTGGAATCTCACCCCTACTGATGCCATGTGACCCGTAGATCGTTTGCATTTCTTGTTTAATTTGCTCTCTGAAGTTATATGCTTCTGGTGGATTCGGTGCAACTTGAGCCATTTGCGGAGGTACTGGACCTTGATATTGAACCACAGTATTATCATTTCCAAGCTGTTCAATTCGACAAGCTCCTCGAGGCATCATCCATTTTGCATGAGCCATTAAGTAGATATTCTTTGCGATTAACGATGAAAGGTTATTGTGCATATTCTGTAGAGGAATAATCATCTCATATTTACTAACACCATTTAACACATCAGGAACATCTAAATCTGTTAACCTGATACAAGGTAATTTTCTATGAGTAAACTTATGATCTTTTTCCTCTAATATTACATCATCAGTAAACTTAATATACTTACCTTTAGGTAGTTCTCCAGTTCCTTTATGCCAGAACTCAAATACTACGGTCTTATTCTCGATGAAGCGATCAGACATTTCATCAATTTCAAATATTTTTAAATTATCATTTTGTTTTAAATTCTCTTTTTGATCAGGATAGTTCTTCTTTAGTGTCTCAGTATCTTCGATACATACTCTAAATAGGTACTCCGAGTCTTCATACTTATTAGCTCTCTGGAGCAATACTCTCCATGGTACTTCTATTCCGTAAGAAACATCACCTGTTTTAATCTCCTCACCACCAGCAATATCAATAATATCACCCTCCGGTAGAGGTATTTCAGATAATCCCATGTCTCTAGCTGCTACGTAAGCAGGGTGTAGATCACCTAGGTCTTTATCCCAGTCTACGAATAAGTATGACTCTCCGAAGATTCTAGCGAAACGGTGCATGTTCTGAATTAAGTAATCAACATTATTAACGTACCATAAGTGCTTAATAAGGAATCCAACTGCCTTAGCCGCCCCTCTATCAGTCCACTCATCATTAGTAGGCATAACTTCAACATTAGGTTTAATTCTAGTCATCTGACTAACCTTAGTCTCTGTTAAATCAAATAGATGATTAACTACAAATTTACGTACTTTATTTAACCTTTTCTCTCCACCTGTTCGTGAAGACTTACGTTCCATTCTATCTTGAATACCACGGTAGTAGAATAGGTTTTCTCTCTGTTGTTTTGTTCTAGGTTCTGACTGTTTGAAAAGGGAGTCCTTAACAGTCTTTAACCATTTAAGTAATTTCTTGGGATCATCCATAGAATTAACTTCATAAAATGGTTTTTGTTTTTCATGTATGGAAACTGCGGCTTCGCCAAATGCTTCTTCAATACTCATAGATTATATCCTAATAGCTAATAATTTCCATATCTTCATCAGTAGACGCAAATGAAGGCATCTCACTCTCTAATTCCTCTTTATAAAGCTCATCTTGCTTTTTAAGTGTATCAGGAGAAGTTGCCCATGAATCATCTGTTTTTACTGTTTTTAAAAAAGCCTCATTCTCTTTGTCAATGGCATCATCTACAGGCATATATTGTATAGAATGTGTGGACCTCTGGATGCTCCTGACTTCAATG